CAATTGATATTGATAGGTCGGTGGGGTAGTTCTGAAAATGATGCGACCAAGAACCTTTAGCTTGTTTTCCGCTTCACCTGGGGCAAAGTCGAACGGAGGCTCTTCCGTATTCAGTTCAATCAGCCGGACGCCACCGTCCGGTAGTCGACGAACCCTGGTTACATAGCACTCACCATTAGGTCGGATGAATGCCGTCATCTTATTGGTGAGATCGGTAATCGTGAGATCTACCACGTACCAGTCACCAAAGTTTAGGTAGGGCTGCATCGTATCCCCATCTGCCACTAGCACTCTACAGTCCTCGGGCTTCGATGAGATGCTCCTGAAAAAAGACCTGTGAATGCGTAGAGCCTGAGGCTCTAATACGACCCATTCAAGTTGGTCGTTGCCGGGGGTGACTTTGGGAGCGACGAGATCAAGAAAAAGCCACTCATCCGCGTCCATGGCTCTGCGCTTAGGATGTGCTGTAGAGAGGTCCGTTGGTTTTAGACCTTGACCAGTAAGCAGCCAGTCAACGGACACATTTAGCGCCTCTGCGAGCTTGTCGGCGAACCGGGTTCCAGAGTTTCTTCCGGATTCGATTTGAGCGATAGTCGACTGTGATAGGCCCGATCTAGATGCAACTTCGCCCTGTGTAAGCTGAGCTTCCTTGCGTGCATGACGCAAGCGATCTTGTAAGGTAGTCATGAGTGCAATTGTAATATTTTCTTTGAGTGCTTGGCTACTTGATTCTTAAGTGTTTGTGCAATATCATGGCACTCATGAATGCAAATACTATCGTCCGTCAGCTCATCAGCTTTGGCCTAACCCAACGTGAGATCGAACGACGCTCAGGCGTAAAACAATGCGTTATTTCGGCCTTGAACACCGGACGGTATGGACGCCGCACGCCCTATGACACAGTCATGTCGTTGCAACGTGTTCTTAACGAAGTTGAGCAATCGCGTCACGACCCGCCTAGCCAACCCACGGCGCTCTAACTAAAAAATACTTAAGACACTTCCACCGAACGGTTCGCCGCTCGGCGCAGGGCCTCCTTTTGCCTAAATTTCGCGAGCACGACATGAAAACGCTCATCAAACGCATCGTCATCCATCTGTATTGCCATGGCTGGCTCAGCGCGACCACCACGGAACGTCTGTTCTCGCGCTTGAACCTGCGGAGGGCGTGAGCATGGAATTTCCTCTCATCGACATCTACGACGTCAAAGAGCGTGCCATCCACACAACACTGATAGTCCCAGATGAGGACGGCAGTACCAACGTGCTCGTTCGCTTCGACGTGCCATTCGGCGCCGGCGGCTCGCACTACCTCGCCACTGTCTTGAATGCCTCCGCAACGTACGCCAACGAATCGGAGTTTGTTCTGACTGATGGGTTCGACGGCACGCAGGATACCTATATTCCTGCTCACTGGATTCGCACCTTGGCGGCCTCCGCAATAAGCGCACTGCCTCGACTGGTTGGCACTTTTGAGGTGCTCGTGCAGTTCGTCCGCGACGATCCCCGCATCCCGTTCTAGATCATGAGCGCCCTCATCAAATACGACCAGGCCCGCCAGGCGCTTGCCGCTTGCCGCAGCGTCGACGAGATCAAGGATATCCGCGACAAGTCGGAAGCAATGCGCTTGTACGCGAAGCAGGCCCAGGACACTGAGCTGGAGCAGTGGGCGGCCGAGATCAAGTTCCGCGCTCAACGTGCTCTCGGTGAGCTGAGCGCCACGCTGCCGACGCAGAAGGGTGGTTTCGGCATAGTTCCCACCGGTGGGAAGCATAAGGCCGAAGTGCTGGCCGAGGCGGGAATCTCGACGTCGACCGCGAATCGTTACGAGAAGTTGGCGTCTATCCCAGAGCCCGTGATCGAAGAAATCATCGCCAAGAGCAAGGAGGACGGCAAGCCGGTTTCGGCAAAAGCTGTTCTGGCGAAGGCTGCGCCGCCGACGCCGCGCGCGCAACCGCGAGCACCCACCGGTGCTGCTACTTCGCCGACAAGCATCGCAACCTCGCGCGATGACATGTCCGCGCCCGGCCCGGTCGAGATCATCAGTCCAGGTGTCAAGGATGACGCGACCATCGACGACGAGCATGACGATTTCGTTGACAGGCTCGTCGAGGAGAACAAAGCACTTGCGGCCGACAATAAAGACCTGATTGACGAGGTAGCGCGGCTCAAAGAACGCATCAAGTTGCTGACGCAAGACGACCTGGCCGCGCAGATAGACACCCTATCCGAGAAGTGCGCACGCTTCGATAGCTTGGCTTCGACACGTTACAGCACGATCAGCGACCTTGAGAAAACGATCAAGGTCCAGCGCGGCTTCATCGACGGCCTGCGCCGAAGCGCTGGCCTTCCGAAAGGCGGCGACCTGGACGCATGGATTAAGCAAGCAGCGCAGAGGGCGGCATGAGCATCAATGTGAAACTCCGCCCATACCAGGTGCTGGCGCTGAAGAAGCTGTTTGCTGTGATGGCCGAAGGCGTTTTCAACACCGTATTCTCGCTGCCCACGGGCGCCGGCAAGACGATCTTGGCATGCTACCTAGTCGAGAAATGCGTCGAGCAAGACAAGCGCGTGATCTTCGTCGTCGACCGCATCCCGCTCATTGAGCAGACCAGCGATACGTTCGACCGCCTCGGCATCAAGCACGGCATCATCCAAGGCGGCAATAAGCGCTGGGCGCCGGATCTACCCGTTCAAATTGGCAGCATCCAGACCCTACGGCATCGCGGATGGCCCGACGCGGACCTGATCATCGTCGACGAGTGCCACACCATGCATGCTGCGGTGATCAACCATATCAGCCAGCGCAAGGTGAAAGTGGTCGGGCTCACCGCCACTCCCATGACAGTTGGCATGGGCAAGGTTTATGACCGCCTCGTCACCTCCGTCACGACCAAGGAACTCACCGACGGCCCGATGCTGCCGAACGGCGAGCGCGACCAATCGTATCTCGTCCCGTTTCGGCTCTTTGCGCCCAGCGAACCGGACATGGAAGGCGCGCCAACTAAGGCTGGCGAGTGGACGAGGGACGAGGCTGCACGGCGCTCGATGCCGATCATCGGCGATTGCGTCGGCGAATACGTGCGTCGCGCGATGGGCAAGAAGTTCATTGCGTTTGGCTGCAACGTCGCGCATTGCGAAGAGATGCAGCGCCAGTTCATGGAAGCAGGCGTCGTCACCGAGCTGTACACCTACCGAACCGATGATGACGCGCGCACTGCGTTAGTCGAGGAGTTCCGCAAGTCGGATAGCACGATTCGCGGCTTGATCAGCGTGGCCACCCTCAGCAAGGGCTTCGACGTCACCGACGTTGAGTGCGTCATCATGGCCCGTCCACTCAAGAAAAGCCTGGCTGAGCACATCCAGATTCTCGGCCGCGGCCTGCGCGGACATCAGGGCAAAACCGAGTGCATCGTCCTGGACCATAGTGGCAACTGCTATCGCTTTTGGGACGCCATGCATGACTTTATCGAGAACGGCGTCCACCAACTGGATGACGGCACCCGCAAAGAGCGGCTGGCAGCAAAAGCAACTGCCGAGAAAAAGCCGATGAAGTGCCCGGACTGCGCGTGCTTGCATGACCCGTTGCCGGCATGTCCGTCCTGCGGGTTCATATACAAGCGTGCCACCGTAATCGAGAAAGTCGCCGGCACTCTGCACGAGGTCAAAGGCAAGTCAAAGAAAGCGGCACTGACACCAGAGTCGAAGCGTAAGTTCTATACCGAGCTTCGTCAGTACGCGCTTGATCACCAGAAGGGTGACAGCTGGGTGCTGGCCAACTACCGTGAAAAGTTCAACGAGTGGCCAGCGCCTGGAACGAAAGGACTGCCTCCGTCGTCGCCGTCCCCTGAAACACTGGGCTGGCTGCAGTACAAGCTCATCGCCTTCAAACGGTCCAAGGCGAAGGCAGCGCGAGCATGAGCACCTTCCAGCAATTCGTCGAGGCCAACGGCATCCTCGTGCCCGACACGTTCACGCCGGGCCGCTGGATCCGCTGCAGGACCACCAACCACCCGCGCAAAAAGAACGGCAGCATCAAGCTCGCCGACGACGGCCAGGTCGGCTGGTGCCAGGACTACGCCGCGCACACCGAGCCGCTGATGTGGCGCGCCGGCGATAACGCCGTGGCGGCCGCGCCGATCAGCCGTGAGGAGATCGCCCGGCGTCACGCCGAGCGCCGCGCCGCGCTTATCCAAGCAACGCACGAGGCCCGCGCCTATTACGGGAAATGTACGCCGCTGCTCGACGGGCATCCGTACCTGACTCACAAGCTGCTCGGCATGGAGGGCTGTCTCGGCCTACGCGTCGACGCGGCCGGCTGGCTCGTGATCCCGATGCTCTACAACGGCAAGGTGCTGAGCCTGCAACGCATTTCGCCCGAGGGCGAGAAGAAATTCCACGCCGGCGCCACGACCAAATACGCGTACTACGCCATCGAGCGGCCGCGCGCCGCCATCACGGTGCTCGTCGAGGGTTTCGCCACCGGCCTGACTCTGTTTCAGGCCGTCCCGAACTGCCGCGTCATTGTCGCATTCAACGCCGGCAACCTGTCGCTCGTCGCCGAACGCATGGAGCGTCGCGGCATGGCTGTCGTGTGCGCCGACAACGACCACGAGACGGAAAAGCGCATTGGCCGCAATCCCGGCCTGGATGCTGCCCACGCGGCCGCCGAGCTGCTGGGCGTGGGCGTCGCTTTCCCGACGTGCGAAGGCACCGACTGGAACGACTACGTGACCGAACAGATGGAACTGGCCTACGAGGGCCAGCAGTTCAGCTTCAGTCGCAAGCGTACGGCCCTGCAGATTCAGGCTGCCGTGTTCGCCGACGTGAAGCTGAAGGTGATGCGCCAAGCGCGGCTGATGCGCGCGAAGTAGGGCGACGGGGTGCAGTCCTTGCACCCCTCAGGTGGAGCGGACGACACCAGAAAAAACGTGCAAGGGCTTGAGTTCGGCCCACACCGCGAAAAGACCGGCCGCACCGCCGAACATCAGGGCACAGCAAGAACACGGCGCAGAGGGGGCCGTGGCGAGGCCTGAGAGCACAGGCCGGACCGAACAGAGGTACAGAGTTGGAATAGCTTGGCTCACGTGGCCGGCGCATTCAAGCGAGTGCGCCGCCCAGGTGGGCAGAGGGGGCGGTTTGGGCGCGCCGTAGCGGAAATGACCAGCCGCGAATGCGTCACTTTCGATAGCAGTTTTTGCTGATTTTGCTCAGGGGGCCAGGAACATCAACCCCTACCTACACCAAGGCTGAGGGGTCCAACCAACCCCTCTAAATGACGACTATGGCCGAACGAAACATGAAAGAGAAACCGCGCGCACTGCCCCACAAGATCGAGCTTCGCCTCGTCGAGTTGGTGCAGCTGGGCGACTTCGATCAGGACGATGTGGCGCACTGTCGCTGCACGTACTGGAGCGCGCGTGATGACTGGCACCAGATCCTGATCGATTGCTTCGAGCGGGCATCGCAGCGACAGGCGACCCGGTAATGAAACGGCAAGCCGCGCGCCGAACTGCGCGGCAACCGCTCTCGCATTGACGGGCGCGGACTTCATTTGAAAGGCAGACATGAACTACCCGAACCAAGAGCAGCAGAAGATGTTCTCCGCGTCGACACACACCGGCCAGGTTCTCGGTACCTGCGCGCTACCCAAGAACGAGGCGGTTCTGTCGAATCGTCCAAGCACCGAGATCGAAGAGTGCTTGAGCCGCGCAAACAACGCGCTGGAGCGCCTGCACAACCGGATCAGCGCCGTCGAGGACCGGTTGCGCCCCGTGATGCGCGCAACCGGCTCGGGCCAGAAAGGCAGTGCCGGCGCACCGACGGAAGCGCTGTCTCCGCTCGGCGATGCGATCACCGGCATCGAGGGCCGCATCGAGAGCGCCTGCGACCGCCTGGAATCGCTGCTGCTCGGCCTGGCCCTGTAACCACACCCACCCACCGACCGTCCCCGCTGTGGCGGGAACGACAACAAGGAGAGCAACGTGACCCCGCAACAGAAAATCAAAGCCGTGATCCTCGCCAAAGCCGCCGCCTGGGCTGAGGTCGAATTGCCGCCGTTGAGCGCCGAGAACATCGACGACGAATACGACGCCGCGTTCGATGGTGACCTCGAGGACTACATGCAGGACGCACGCAACGAAGTGCGCAGCGGCGACGTCGAAACGGGCCTGCCGTGCGAATCCTCACGCCACTACGAATCCAAGGCTGTCGCCGCGCAAACGCCCGATGGCGCATGGGTCGGCTGGACGTACTGGTACGGCGGCGGCAAGCATGGCGAACCTGCCGCCATCGACTGGATCGACGACGCCTACGACCTGTCGTGCGTCGAGGAACAGAAGCTCGTCACCGTCCGAACGTTTACCAAGCCAGCCTGACCACCACGCCGCCCGGCCGCCGGGCGGTAAAACAACGCATAGGAGAATCCAGATGAAAGTACGAATCAAGTTCAAAGATCCGGACGTGGCATGGCAGATCATCAAGGGTGCATACCCACGATCCGAGAGCAAGCGGGAAGCGTTCAGCAATGAGTACTTCGAGCACGGGGAGTACGGGCGAATCGAGATCGACACCAAAACCCTTGTCGCAAGATTACTGCCGAGGAGGGAGTGGAAGTAAAACGAGACTCCACGTATAGGCGCGATAGTTTTCGTGTGATAACGAGATAAACCGTTTACATGATTCTTGGAAATTTCCAGTCGGCACGTGTTAACATGGCGGTGTTGCTCAACAGGAGATTTCCATGAACGCTATCGCGACGGCCGGCACCTTGAATGCACCCGCTCTGCGCCGCGTGCGCCGCGAAGAAATTCGCAATACCGCGTTCACGAGGCCCGACGGTCTGGAACTGTGTTTGGCGTGCTGGAAAGACTGGATGACTGGCGACCAGGATAACGACCTGGGCGTGAAAACGATGCGCGGCCTGACCGGTGAAGGCGAGGGCGGGCCGGACATCTACGAGGCGCAGCAGGTGGCCGACCAGCGTATTGGCGCCGCGACCGACGCCATGATCAACGGTCTCAGCCGGATCCACGTCTGGGCCATCTACCGTTCGTGCAGCATCGCCACTGTGTGGAAATTCCCGAATGCCGATCTGCTGGCGATCGTCGCCGAGGCCAAGGAACAACTGGCCGAGAAGCTCAAGCAGAATGTTTGCACGGCAACGCTTTTCTGATATAGTCAAGGCTCAGGCGGACTTCGTTCGTCCAGAGAAAAGCCCGGATCGTAAACGTCCGGGCTTTTTGCGTTTACGTCCCTTCGCATGAGGTGCCCCATGAAGCACTAACCCGACTTGAGTCTGGTCATCACGTAGAAGCGCGACGAGACGCGCACGGGATCACAGTTGCCCGATGAGTGCCGGAGCGCCCGCCCGGCGACACTCAAGAGACGGCGCCACAAGCACACAGAACACGAGCTGGCATCGGCCAGAACAGGCGAGCGTCTACCCGGGCGCGCTAACGCCGCCGGACGCTGTACCCGGCAACGAATGTCCCTCCAGGTAAGCGCCGGCCCGTCGCTGACGTCAGGTCACGGCCAGGTCGAGATCTCGGCCGAGCGCCTTGAATGCCGCCGCCAGCGTGTCGATCTTGGTCGCGTGATCGAGATTCACGATGCGGTTCACCTCCTGCGGTTTCAAGTCCATCAGTCGCGCCAGGTCGGCGGGCCGCACTTTCTGGGCAAGCATCTCGTTCAGAAGCATCACCTTTGCCGATGCGCTCAGCGGAAGTTCGATAAGCCGTTCGCCCTCGACCGCTTCAGACGGCAGTGGGACCGGGCGCCGGTCTTCGAAGTAGAAGTCCATCGCTGTAAGTAGGGCGCTCGCGCCCTCGATAAGCGCATCGGCCTCATCGTCACCTTGGGCGATCGCTTCGGGGATATCGCGGAACGTAACGATGACGGCGCCTTCTGCGAAGTCAAATTTAGCAGGGTATTTCATAGTGCACTCCAATGCGATGTTAGGTCTGGTGCAGTAGAGGGCAAACCCCTTTCGGGGTCTGCCTCCTTATTTCATTCCGAGTTGTTTTTTGACTACCTCGACATACTGGTTCGTAAGTTCTTTACCGGGATGTCGATCCACTGAGGTTTGTTTCCCGTTGTAGTAGGCTTTCAAGTGACCTTTTCCGTTCTTGAGAACCACACCTTGGGACTTCAACCACCGTACAAACTCAGTCTGTTTCACTGCACCTCCTTGTTGTGTTGTCGATGTAGAGATAATAAACAAAAACGTTTATACATGCAAGCATTTTTGTTTATATTCTCCGAATATTTTTGATGTCTCCACCCTGACCCTCGTCAGGACTTCGCCGCCTGTCGCAGCAATGCGCCGGCGGCTTTTTTATTTCCGGGTGAACCATGGCCGCAGGTCCGATCGTCATGCCGAACAAGGCACGGCTGAACTTCTTCAACGCTACCGACCTGCTGGGCGCGAATACGGCGAACTTCAAACTTGCCCTCGTAACCTCGGCGTGGACGCCGGATAACAGCGACACCGGCAACGAGTTGTGGGGCGACGTCTCCGCGAACGAGATCGCGGCCGGCAACGGCTACAGCGCGGGCGGCATCGCCCTGACGGGCGTGGCCCTGTCGCAGGCCGGCGGCGCCGTGAAGTTCACCAGTTCGGCCGCGCAGTGGACGGCAACCGGCGGCAACATCCCGGCCTGGCGCCGTGGCGTCATCTACTACCTCGGCACGTTGAACGGCAAGGTGAACCCGCTCGTCGGCCACTTCCTGGGCGACAGCACGCCGGCCGACATCCCGGCCACCACGACCGGCAACACCCTGACCATGACGCCGAACGCGTCCGGCCTCATCGCTGCGAGCTGACCATGAGCTATTCCGACATCTTCACCGCCGCGAACGACGCGACGTTCCAGGGGCGCTGCCTCGTGGCCATGTGGAAGGCCGCGCAGGACGTGGCGAACGAATCCCCGGCGACCGACAACCACGAGGCCCGCGCCGACTGGGCGACTCGCGTTCTGCAGGACCGCTCGAACATCACGCCGCGCCAGGTCGCCATGCAGGTGCTCGCGAACGCCGTCATCGCCAGTGCGCCAGCCAGCGCTGCTGACGCAGACATCCAGTACCAGGTGAACTCCGGCCTGGCCGCCATCATCGCCATCGGCTGACCATGACCACAGCGAAAATCTCTCAGGGCGCGCGCACGCAGCTGTCCGGCGCCGCTGCTGCGTTGAACAGCGCAGGCAGCGCGACGGCCACGTACATCACCGTCGGCACGATCACGCACAACGCCAGCGGCAAGGTGCCCCTCGACTGCATCGTCGAGCTGGCGATTACCGCGCCGGCGACGGTGGGCGGCAACAAGCAGGCCGTGCTGTACGCACAGGCCTCGCTCGACGGCACGAACTTCGGTACCGGCCCGACCTCGGGCACGACGACGACCGACGAACCGAATTTGCGCCTCGTGGGCATCCTGCCGCTGAACACGAACAGCGGGCTGCAGCGCGATGTGTTCTCGCTGGCGGCCGCGCACCGTGGCAGCGTGCTGCCCTACGCCACGAAACTGATCGTGAAGCTCGACGTCGGTGCCGCGCTGCCGTCGTCCGGCCACGACGTCTACACCCAAGACTGCAACGGCGACCTGACCTGATCCTATGGCCTCCTCGATCCTCCTGCCCGCGCGTTGCACGCAGCAGCCTACGCAGGCGCCGCAGATCGACTGGAGCAACCCGATCACGCAGGGCCTGGCGTTTGCCTACGTGCACGGCGCGGCCGCTATGGGCTTTTGCGTCGGCGGGCAGAACCTCGCGAACTACGTCGCCGCGTCGCTGGTTCCGACACCAATCGGCACGGGCGCGCGGTCGGCATCGCTGACCAGCCGGGCCTACACGATCCCGCAGCACGGGCTGACGACCACGAACTACAGCCTGTTCGCGGTCGGTACGGCGACGTCGACGACCAGCACGCAGAGCGCGATCGACGCCGACAACAGCAGCCCGCGCTACTTCCAGTTCCGCATCAACGCGGCGAAGGTCGAGTTCATCCCGTTCAGCACGAGCGTGACCGTCACCGGCCAGCCGTCGTTCCCCATCGCGATGACGGCCGCCGAGCTGGCGCGCGGCTTCACGATGGGGGCCACGGCCAGCCCGACGCGCACGGCGGCATTCCAGAACGGGCAGATCGCCACCGCGACGCCGACGAATCTGATCGCGCCGACGCAGTCGCTGCCGCTGTCGATTGGTGCGCGCTCCGGTGGATCCGGGACGCTGGGATGGAACACGGGCGGCCTCGCGATGGTCGCGGGCTGGAGCCGCACGCTGTCCGACGCCGAGATGCTGTCGCTGGCGGCGAACCCCTGGCAGATCTTCAAGGCGCCGAATCGTCGTCTGCTGGTCGCACTGGCCACGACGACGGACACGAACGTGAGTCCGGCGCCGGGCGCGCTGGCCCTGACGGGTTACGCGCCCACGATTGCACAGTCGGCGAACCGAAGCGTGTCGCCCGCTGTCGGGGCCCTGACGCTAACCGGCTACGCCCCGACGATCACTCGTACAGCGAATGTGAGCGTCACCCCTGGCGCAGGATCGTTGACGCTCACGGGCTACGCGCCCACGGTGACGCGCACTGCGAATCAGTCCGTGCAGCCTGGCGCCGGCGGCCTGACGCTGACCGGATACGCGCCGCTGATCACGCAGGGCGCCGACAACGCGCCACGCGTGAACGTGGCCACGATCATGCGGATCACGACGACGAACAGCACGGCCAATCTCGGAGCCGTGGCCAATGCGGTGGCGCCGATCAGGTCAAAGGGGCCGAACCTCGGGACGATCCTCGACGCTGGCGCCGTGAACCGCGCGGCCGACCTGGGGCCTGCAACCATTAACCGGACAGTGAGTTTTCCATGACCATGAACGTCGGCGAGTACGGGCTCGTACTCAACCTGAACGTCAACTTCGACATATCGGCCGCGACGTCGCTGCAGCTGGCGATCACGCGGCCGGACAACACGACCATCAACGGCGTGCCGATCGTAGGCGGCACCCCGTTGGTTACGCCAGACCAGGGCACGTTCGCGGCGAACCAGTACTGCACCTACACGTTCATCGCCGGCGACCTGAACCAGGCTGGCGACTACCGCGCGCGCCTGACGTACACCGACAGTACGAAGCGGCTGATCTCCGACCAAACCACATTCACAGTGAGCACCTGACCATGCTGAAACCCACCGGCAACCGCATCGTCGTCCGCATGGACGAGAACATCCAGACCGGCATCGACGGCTTCATCCTGCCGGCCAAGACCGACGCCTGGCGCGCGAAAGACGGCGCCATCACCGGCGAGGGCCGCGGCGTGGTCGTCGCGGTGGGCCCCGGCGCCCGCCACCCGAAGACGGACAAGCTGATCCCGATGGCCACGCTGATTGGCGACGTCGTGCGTTTCTCCGACCTGCAGTACCACAGCTGGACCGAAGAGGGCCACAAGTACGCCCTGATCAGCGAGATGGACGTGCTGGGCGTGGAGATGCCGCACCCGGTGGAGGCTGCAGCGTGAATATCCCGTTCATCAATCGAGGCGAAGTTGTCCCGCTGGGCTTGAGCAAGCATGCGGCCGGCCATTGCCTGCAATTCCCTGTCTGGGCGCGCCGCCGTCGCGGCTACGACCCGGTCCGGGATGAGTTTGTGTCTGGCCGATGGGTATTCGAAGTCGCCATTCGTACTGAGCTGAGCGGCATTTCCCTGCGTTGGGGATGGACGCGTCGAGCGCAAGCCGCAGCCTGACGTAACCAGTTGGAGTAGACCCATGCCGCGCCCGTCCAAACTGACAGACGCGCAGTGGGAGAAGATCGGTAAGCGCCTGCTCGCCGGTGAATCCCCATCTGCGCTCGCCCGTGAGTTCGGCGTGAGCAAGTCGACGATCTCCGGGCGTTTTTCCGAACGCGTAAAAAACGTAAAAGATGCAGCAAATCAAATAGTTGCGGCAGAGAACGCGCTGTCGAAGCTAAACGTTTCCGAACAAATAGCCGCACGTTCGCTTGCCGACGACCTAAAGGCGATCAGCCAGCACCTGGCCGGCGCAGCGCGCTTCGGTGCCGCGACCGCACACCGACTGTCCGGCATCGCACACAGCAAGGTTGCCGAGATCGACGACGCCGCGCCGCTCGATGCCGAAAGCCGTGATGCCCTGACCGACGTCGCCGCACTGACCAAGATGGCGAACGAGGCCAGTGAGATCGGCATGAACCTGCTGAAGGCGAACAAGGACACCATCGACGATCTGAATAAGCGCGCCACGGAGAAGGCCAGCCCGGCCAATCCGGAGCGCAAGACCGTCTTCAAGATCGTGAGGTCAGAATGAGCGCCGCGCTCGACGAGCTGGAGCCGCTTGAAATCGAGCTGTTCGAAGCGTTCGAGTTCCTGTTGTACCCAAAGCGTATCAAGGTCCCGTTCGGCGGCCGTGGTGGCGCCAAGACGGAGGAAATCGCCGAGATCCTCGTCTGGATGATGTGGCAGTACGGCATCAAGGTACTGTGCGCGCGCGAGTTCCAGAACTCGATTGAGGAATCGAGCAAGGCCGTGCTCGAGGCGAAGATTGAAAAGCTGGGCTTGAGCGACTTCTTCGAGATCCAGAATGACGGCATCTACGGCCGCAATGGATCGAAGGCGAAGTTCGTTGGCCTGGCGCGGAACATCGCATCGATCAAGTCGAAGTTCGGCTACAACGTCGTGTGGGTGGAGGAGGCCGAAAACGTCAGCGAGGACAGCTGGAAGGTGCTCGTGCCCACCGTCCGCGAGAACAACTCGGAAATCTGGGTGAGCTTCAACCCGAACGAACCTGACGCGCCGACCTACACGCGCTTCGTGCTGCCGTATATCGAGCACATCAACAAGGAGATCGCAGCGGGCCGGCCGGGCGTGTACGAGGACGACTACACGTACGTGCGCAAGGTCTCGTACCGGGACAACCCGCGCTTCCCCGAGGTGCTCCGCATCGAGATGGAGCGCGACAAGAAGGCCAACTACAAGAAGTACCTGCACGTGTGGGAAGGCGAGTGCAACGCCGACTACGAGGATTCGGTGATCGAACCCGAGTGGATCGACGCGGCCATCGATGCTCACACGAAGCTGAACTACAAGCCGCGCGGCGACCGTGTCGTGGGCTTCGACCCTGCCGACAGTGGGACCGACGCGAAGGCGATCACGAAGCGCTACGGCATGCTCGTCGAGGACGTGAAGCGCTGGAGCGACGGCGACATCGACGACGCTGTAACGCGCACGTTCGACGATGCATTCGACTACCGGGCCGACATCATCGTGTACGACAGCATCGGCGTCGGCGCCGGCGTGAAGGTCGGGCTGAAGGAACGCATCGCGGGCCGGAACATCGATGTCCAGGGCTTCGGCGCTGCCGACTCGCCGTGGCCTGGCGTCTACGAGAAGGACCGCAAGAACGAAGACGTCTTCAGGAACCTGCGTGCGATGGGCTGGTGGCTGCTGCGTGACCGCTTCAAGCGCACGTACGAAGCCATCGTGAAGGGTGAGTATCACGATCCGGCAACGATGATCAGCCTGTCGAGCGACATCAAGGACCTGCAGCAGCTCAAGACGGAATTGGTCCGCCAGCAGCGCAAGCGCACCGCGGGTTCGAAGATGATCCAGCTGGTGAGCAAGGACGAGATGAGGGCGAAGAAGATCCCATCGCCGAACATGGCTGACAGCCTGATGATGGCCTTCATGGTCAAGGACAAGCGCAAGCCGCGCGAAAACAAACACGACATGCCGTCCGATGTGGGCGACTGGATGGGCTAATACATGGCACGCAAGCAGACACAGACCGACGAGCCCAGCGCGATCGTCAAGGAAGCGCTCAAGCGGTTCCAGCGGAGTGAGGAGGCCGAGTCGGAATTCCGTACGCGCTTCGTCAATGACGTGAAATTCGCAAACGGAGACTCGGACAACGGGTGGCAGTGGGAAGACGACAACAGCCGAACCCGCAAGGCCAGCGGCCGGCCGTGTCTGACGATCAACAAGGCCCGTCAGCACTGCCTGCAGATCATCAACGATGCGAAGCAGAACAAGCCGAACATCAAGACGCTACCCATCGACGGCAAGGCCGATGTCCAGATCGCGAAGATCCTGGATGGCGTCGTGCGCCACATCGAGTACAACTCGCACGCGGAGATCGCCTACGACACGGCGACCGAATTCGCGGTGCAGGGCGGTATCGGTTACTGGCGCGTCGTCACGGAGTACGCCCACGACGGCTCGTTCGATCAGGAGATCTTCATCCGGCGCGTGAAGAACCCGCTGACGGTGTACCTCGATCCGGACATCCAGTCTGGCGACGGCTCGGACGCGAAATATGCGTTCGTGTTCGAGGATATGAGCAAGGAAGAGTTCGAGGCCACGTATCGCGGCGTCGACGGCGCCGACATCGTGTTCCCGAGCGCGGGGCAGGGTAGCGGGTGGCTCAGCAAGGACCGCATTCGCATCTGCGAGTACTTCTACAAGACCGTGCGCAAGGACGTGCTCATCGCGCATCCGGAGAAGGGCCCGGTGCTGCTCTCCCAGCTGGACGACGACGAGCGCAAGGCTGTCGAGGCCAACAAGGACATCAAGCGCCGCACGGTGGAACAGCCCATCATCAAGTGGTGCAAGATCGCCGGCAACCGCGTGATCGAGGAGAGCGACTGGCTGGGCCGCTACATCCCGATCGTGCGCGTGGTGGGCGAGGAAATCGACATCGACGGCAAGATCGAGCGGAAGGGCCACGTGCGCCCGCTCAAGGATCCGCAGCGCATGTACAACTTCATGACGTCCGCGCAGACCGAGTTCATCGCGCTGCAGACCAAGACGCCATTCGTCGCGGCCGTGGAAGCGATCGAGGGCTACGAGGACATCTGGAAGAACGCGAACCAGCAGAACCGCCCATACCTGCCGTACAACGCATGGGACGACCAGGGGCACGAGATCCCGCGCCCGCAGCGCGAGCAACCGCCGGTTGGTGCTCAAGCCTACCTGACGGCGATGCAGACCGCGCAGCAAGAGTTGATGATGGCGTCGGGCCAGTACCAGGAGAACTTCGGCCAGCAGAGCAATGCCAATGCCGGCGTAGCGATCCAGGCACGGCAGCGGCAGGGCGATAAGGCCACGTACCACTTTATCGACGGCCTGGCGCGCGCGATCCGCTTCACTGGCCGGATCCTGATCGACCTGATCCCGAAGGTCTACGACACGGCGCGCGTGCTGCGCATCGTGGGCGAGGACGGATCGGAACAGTTCGCGCAGATCGATCCGAACAGCCCGCATCCTGTGATGGATCCGGCCACTGGCGAACCTGTCCAGGCAAACCCGGACGCGCCGATGTCGATCGAGGACGCCGCGAAGCTGATCTACAACCCGGGCATCGGGCGCTATGACGTGACCGTGGAGGTGGGCCCGAACTTCGAGACGCGCCGCCAGGAAGCATTCAACGCGTTGACACAGATCATGGGCCAGGACAAGGACCTGATGAAGGTGGCCGGCGATCTGCTGTTCAAGGCCGCGGACTTCCCAATGGCGCAGGACGTGGCCGAGCGGATCCGGCGCACGATCCCGCCGGCCGTGTTGGGCAGGGGACCGAGCCCGCAAGAGCAGGACATGCAACAGAAGATGTCGCACATGGGCGAGATGATCGAACACCTGTCGCAACAGCTGCAGGCGGCGCAGCAAAGCCGCGAGCAGCAGGAAACGAACATCAAGGCGTACGACGCTGAGACGAAGCGTTTCACGGCGCTGGGCCAGCCGGTCGATCCGCAGCTTGTCGCGCACCTGGCGACGCAAGTCGTGATGCAGATGATGCAAAGCGGACCGCCCGAAGGACAACCGCAACCCGAGCAGCCGGCGCAAGCCGGTTTTTTTTCGCCTGAACAGACACAAGGACAACCGCAATGAGCTATCCCGGCACCCTGCAAGACCTGGGCTCCAGCCCGACGCAAATCACCGGCTTCTACCGCATCGTGCAGACCCTGACGCCGGCGGCGGTGGGTGCCAATACCACCAGCGAACAGACGTTCACCGTACCCGGCGTGCTGCCGGGTGACTCGGTCGACATCAACAAGGCATCGCACCAGGTCGGCCTCGGCATCCTGAACGTCGTCGTCAAGGCCGCGAACCAGCTGGCGATCACCTACGGGAACACGACGGGCGGCAGCATCACGCCGACCAGTGAGCAATACATCATCGGCGGCATGCGCTAACCCGCACCGCAAATCCGGGCCGCTTCCAGCGATGGGGCGGCCCTTTTCATTTCACCGTACCGGCGCGAATCACCGGGCCCTTACTTGGCTAGACCATGCAAACCGAAGACCAAAACCCGCTTCAATCCGGATCGCCTACGGAAACCGACCAGGCGCAAACGCTCGCACAGGACCCATCGGAATCGAGCACCGAGCCATCCGAGCACGCCAACGAACCGCCGCAAGAGCAGCAAAAGCCCAAGACCGATTGGGCACAACGGCGCATCGATCGGCTGACCTGGGAAAAAAACGAGGAAAAGCGACAGCGCGAAGCCCTCGCCGCCGAACTGGCTCAGTACCGGCAGCCGACCGAGCAGCAGCAACAGCAGCAGCACGGCCAGCCGCAGGACATCGACCAGCTCGTCGAGCAGCGCGCCGCCGCGAAGATCGCCGACCAGAACTTCAACCAGGCTTGCAACCGCGTGTTCGATGCTGGCGTGAAGGCTGATCCGAACTTCAAGGCCAATTTGGCCACGCTGCAAAGCGTTGGCGAGATCACGCGCGACTTCCTGGAGCTCGTGACCGACATGGACGAGGGCCACAAGGTCCTGAACCACCTCGGCGCGAACCCGGATGAGGCCGATCGCATCCTGGCGCTTCCTCCGCTCAAGCAGGCGCGCGAACTGGCCAAGCTCGAGGCATCCCTCGGCAAAGCCGCGCCGCCGCCCCCTGTATCGAAAGCCCCCGCCCCGATCACCCCTGTCGGCAGCAAGGCCGCTCCGGTCGAACCGGAAAGCTTCGCATCGACCGCGGACTACATCGCGTGGCACAAACAAAACCGTAAGCGATAAGGAAGTAACACCATGGCAAATACTTTGCTCAACACCTCCAAGATCCTCGACCACTCGCTGATGATCCTGGATAACAATCTGGTCATGAGCTCGCGCATCAACCGCGAGTACTCGGACGAATTCGCCCAGTCGGGCGCCAAGGTCGGCAGCACCGTCAACGTGCGCAAGCCGGTCCGCTTCGTCGGTCGTAACGGCGCCAACCTGGCGGTCGAGAACGTGGCGGAAACCGTCGTTCCGGTCGTCCTGGATACGCAGTTCGGCGTCGACTTCCAGTTCAGCTCGACCGAGCTGACCCTGAATATCGACGAGTTCTCGGAGCGTTACTGCGACCCGGCGATGGAGACGATCGCCAACCGTCTGGACCTGTCGTGCACCTCGCTGTACACGACCGTCCCGAACCAGGTCGGCGTCGCTGGCACCACGCCCAATGACATCAGCGTCCTGCTGGATGCGGGCGTGCGCCTCGATAACGAAGCGGCACCGCGCGGCAAGCAGCGTTGTGTCGTGTGGGATCCGGCAGCGAACGGCAAGATGGTCAAGTCGACGGCCGGCCTGCTCAACCCGTCCAGCAAGGTCGGCGAGCAGTACGAATCGGGCATGTTCGTCCCTGCGCTGGGCTTCGACATCGGCATGGACCAGAACATCGTCGTGGCCACGACCGGCACGCGCACCAACGGCGCCGTCGCAGGTGCAGGCCAGACCGGCTCGACCCTGAACGTTTCCAGCCTTGGCGCTGGCGCGACCGTAGAGGCTGGCGCAACGTTCATCCTGCAGAACGTGTTCGGCGTGAACCCGCAGTCGCGCCAGTCGACCCGCGTGGCCCGCCAGTTCACCGTGCTGACCGCAGCAACCGCTGACGGCGCGGGTAATGCGGCGCTGTCGATCTTCCCGCCGATCAACACCGTGGCTTCGAACCAGCAGTATCAGACCGTCACCGCCGGCCCGGCCAACGCCGCAACGCTGACCTGGGACGTCGCTGCGAACACGCAGTACACCGTGAACCTGGCATTCCACAAGAACGCCTTCACGATGGCCACCGCCGACCTGATCGTGCCGAACGGCGTGGACATGTCGGGCGCCCGTAACCACAAGGGCATCCGGATGCGTTTCATCCGCCAGTACACGATCAACTCCGACCAGCTGCCGGCGCGTTTCGACGTGCTGTACGGCGTGCGTCCGATCTACAACGAACTGGCCTGCCGCATCGCTGGCTGATCGACTGAGCCCCCGGGCATCCCCGCCTGGGGGCTCTTCACGGAGAACCCCATGTACAACTATTCGAACAAGCCGGCCGAAGTCCCGTACGTCTATCAGGAGTACCCCAAGTGGGTGCGCGACCAGCTCGTGCAGAACGAGGAAGAGGAAGAGGCGGCGCTGCGCGGTACCGACACCGCTGACGAACGCGCCGCGCTGCTCCAGGCTGCTGCCGACAAGGGTATCAAGGTCGACAAGCGCTGGTCCGACGACAAGATTCGCGCCGCCATCGAGGCCGCCTGATGACCACCGCTCTGGACCTGATGAAACTGGCGCTCAAGGACCTCGGCGCGCTCGGGATCGGCCAGCCGATCAGTCCAATCGATACGCAGGACGCCTTCGACACGCTGAACCAGTTGCTGTCGCTGTGGCAGGGCGAGCGCCTGTCGGTGTACCACATGATCAACGTCGCGGAGCAGGCAACCGGCGTGAGCACGTACAGCATCGGCCCGGGCGGAGACTTCGACTGTCCGCGACCGACCGACATCAAGTCGGCTTTCGTGCGTCTGAGCGGAGGTTCCCTGTCGGTGGATTACCCGGTCGAGGTCATCCGCTCGCGCGAGGACTACGACCGCATCGTGGTCAAGAACCTGTCGACCCTGCCGAGCGCCGTGTTTTACGACGCGACGTACCCGCTGGGCCAGCTTATCTGGTATCCGGTACCGCCCGCGCAATACGAGCTGCACGTTTCGGTACTGGACGCGCTGCCGCAGTTCGAGACGCCGGCCGACGACGTCAGCCTACCGCCCGAATACCTGCTCGCGATCCGCTACAACCTCGCGATCTGCCTTGCGCCGTCGTACCAAATCGAGCCGACGCCGACGCTGCAGCGGCTCGCCGCGAACGCCAAACGTGTCATCAAGCGCATGAATGCGCAGCTGCAGACCATGACGATGCCCGCCGGCCTGGCCGGGATGGGTGGCGTCTACAACGTATTTTCCGACAGCTTCACGAGGTAACGAATGCGAGTACCACTCATCGGCGGCGCCTACTCGGCACGCAGCCTGATCGCGAATGCGCAGCGCTGCGTGAACCTGTACGTTGAGCCGAACCCGCCGGGCTCGAACACGCCGGCCACGCACTACCCGACGCCGGGATTGACGCTGCTGTCGTCGCCGCCGTCGGCGCAGGTCGGCCGCGGCGTCTATCGCTCGACCACGGGCAAGCTGTTCGTCGCCATCGGCCCGTCTCTGTACTACGTCGACCCGTCGTGGAACTGGGTTTTCGTGGCCGGCCTGGGCACGAACGCGGGTCCAGTCTCCATGGTGGACAACGGCACGAGCCTGTTTATGGTCGACGGCTCGACGGCCGGTTACATCGTCGATCTCGCGACCCTCGCCCTGACCATTTGCCACGATGAGGCGTTTTATGGCGCTACGCGGGTCGATTTCGTCGACGGCTATTTCGTCTTCAACCGGCCCGGTTCGCCGCAGTTCTACATCAGCCTGTACAACGACGTGGCGTTCGATCCGCTCGACATCGCATCGAAGAACACCTACCCGGACAACCTCGTGGCGCACGCGGTCATGCACCGCGAAATCTGGCTGTTCGGTGAGCTGACGACGGAAGTGTGGTTTAACGCCGGCTCGCCCGACTTCACGTTTCAGCGCATGCCGGGCGTGTTCATCGAACATGGCTGCGCGGCTGCGCACAGCATCGCCAAGATCGACCTGGCGCTATTCTGGGTCGGGCGGGACCTGCAGGGGCAGGGCGTCGTGTTCATCGGCCGGAACTACACAGCGGACCGTGTCAGCACGCCAGCGCTGGAGTCCGAGATTGCGACCTACCCGCGCATCGATGACGCGGTCGGGTTCAGCTACCTGCAGGCCGGCCACGCGTTCTATGTGCTCACGTTCCCGTCTGCGAACAAGACGTGGGCGTTTGATGTGACGTCACAACAATGGGCCGAACGCGGCTACTTGGCGCCCGACGGCAGCCTGGCGCGGCATCGCATGGTCGCGCACGCGGTGCACAACGGGCAGAACGTCGTGCTCGACTGGGAGAACGGCAACCTGTACGCGCTGGACCTGAACGCCTACACGGACAACGGCAACCCGATCAAGCGGATCCGCAGCTTCCCGCACATCGCGGGGAGCGACGGCAATCGCATCCTGTTCCGCCAGTTCATCGCGGATATGGAAGTCGGCCAGGGCATGCCCGACGGCTCGGCGCCGCAGATATTCCTGCGCTGGAGCGACACGCGCGGCGCCACCTGGGGCGAGCCCGTAGCGAACGACTTCGGCGCGATCGGCGAGTTCTACACCTCGATCCAGTGGCAGCGACTCGGATACGCGCGTGATCGCGTCTTCGAACTGTCCTGGACGGCGCCAGTCCGGACCGCGCTCAACGGCGCATGGATCGACGTATCGAGGGCTAGAACGTGAACATCGCGAACAACGTCCCATCAGCCGGCCTGCCGGTGCTCGGGCCGGACGGGCGCATGGTGCCGGTCTGGTTTCAGTTCTTCGTGACGCTGCTCACCCGCACGGGCGGCACGCAAGGCCTGTTAGTGACCGACATGCAGTCGGAGGTTTCGTCAGGCGTACCGGCCGTCGACGTGGACGGCATCTACAGCATGATTTACGCGATCGAGGCGATGGCCGCACAGGCGATGGCAACGGGCCCGCTGCTGGACCGGATCGCGGAACTCGAGGCGCAGCTTGCCGCCGGCGCCGCAATGCCGGCCGCGGTGCTGACTGAAGGTTCGCCCATCGGCGATATCCAGCGCAGCACGGGCAAGTTCACGTCGTTGAACGCGAGCGGGCCTGTCCTACTCGATGGCGCTGGGCCGCAGATCACGTTCAACACCGGCGGCCCGGTCGTCAGTTCGCCGAACGCCGCGACGCTGGCGATCAGTGCCGACGTTCAGGCAACCGGCGCGCTTTCGGGGGCGAGCGTGTCGACGACTGGCGGCCTCTCTGGCGGCGCCCTGTCGATCGCTCCCACGACAACGACCACCGCACCAGGCGCGGGCGGCGCCGGCGCGCTGCCGGCAACACCAGCTGGCTACATGACCGTCACGGTCAATGGCACGGCCAGAAAAGTTCCTTACTACTGAGGTATCAAATGATCAATTGGAAGCAGCTCGCGCAGGCGGTGCTTGCAGGGACGGCCACGCCCATCTATACCGCGCCCGCGCAGACCACTGCAGCAATCCACCAGGTGACCGCGTGGAACCCCACGGGCGCCGTGGTGACGGTCAAGGTGTTCATCGGGACCAGCGCCGCGGACGCAACGACCGTGTGGAGCGTCAACGTGCCGGCCGGCCTGCCCGTGCAGATCCCGCAGCTGATCGGCCACAAGATCCCACCTGGCCAACAGTTGTACGCCTTGGGCGCGGGCGTCACCCTCACTGTCTCGGGTGCCGAGAATGTCTGACGATGATTACGGCAGCGCGCTTTGTCAGCCTGGAGCGCCGATCGTGCTGGTGCACGAGAACGGCGAGATCACGCTACAGCACACGGGCGAACGCCCGCTCGCCGTGCGCGCGAAGATTCAGCAGCTCGTGCGTGCGCTGGAGACGACAGCCGGATATTTCACCGAGCTGCCGCTCGATCACCAGTTTGCAAACGGCATGTACATCCGTCGGCTGTTCATCCCGAAAGGGAGCCTGATTGTGGGCCGAATCCACAAGGACGAATGCATCAACGTCGTCGAGAAGGGCGACATCTCCGTGCTGACGGAGACCGGGATGAAGCGCGTGCAGGCCGGCTTCACGGTCGTCACGCCGCCCGGCATCCAGAAGGTCGGCTATGCCCACGAAGACACGATCTTCACGAACATTTTCCGCACGGACGAAACCGACGTCGACAAGATAGAGGACGTCCTGACCTGGGCGAGCTACGAGGCCATGGAAGGCTTCGCGCGCGTCGCGCATGACACCGAACGGGAGCAACTATGTCAGTAATCATCGGCGGGACCACGGGCGCGATCCTTGGTAGCACCGCGATCGCGACAATCGGCGGCGCTGCGATCTCCGCCTACGGCGCGAACAAGGCAGCCGGCAAGCAGGCCGACGCCGCAAACCGCGCGACCGACATCCAGAACGACCAGTGGAACCAGACGCAGACGAACATGAAGCCGTACCTGAACCTGGGTACGTCTTCGATTTCGCCGCTGCTCAAGGCCATGGGCTACAACGCCACGCAGAATGACGATGGCTCGTACACGTACGGCGGCGCCGACGCGAGCAACCCGCTCATGCAGACGTTCTCGGCGCCGTCGGCCGAGCAAGCGGCAGCGACGCCGGGCTACCAGTTCACGCTGCAGCAAGGCCTGAAGGCGACGCAGAACAGCGCCGCAGCGCGCGGCTTGGGCACGTCTGGTGCCGCGCTCAAGGGGGCAGCGACGTACGCCACGGGCCTGGCAGACTCGACCTACAACGACGTGTACAACCGTGCACTCCAGACGTTCAACACGAACTACAGCAGCGCGGCGAACAACGTCAACCGGCTGTCGAATCTCGTGGGCAATGGCCAGAACGCCGCGGCATCGCAGGGCGCGCTCGGTGCACAGACCACGGCGAACATCGGCAACACGATCACCAGCGGCGCGAATGCATCGGCCGCCGGCATTGTCGGCGGTACGAATGCGCTGACCAGCGCGCTTGGCGGCATCGGCAACAACGCGATGATTTACGGCCTGACGCAGAACAACGCCGCTGGCTCGGCGGGCGGATCCCGGGTGCCTCAGGCCGATATAAATCGAGCGAACCAATCGCAAGACCCGATTTACTCCCTCTCATCCCAAGAGGGATGGTTCAACACGTAATTGGAGTAATAATGGCACTCGATACGAGCATCCCCCTCCAGGCCAAGGCGCCCGACATCAACCCGCTGGCAACCATGCTGCAGGTCGGGCAATACAAATACCTCCAGCAGAACAGCAACAAGCTGCAGAAGGACATGGATGCCAACGAGGCTGTTGGCCAGGCGATCCAGCGCAATACCGGCCCGGATGGCACCGTCAATCTCCAGGGCGTGCAAAAGGACTTGGCCGGCAACCCGGCCGCCGCGTTCAATCTGCAGGGCGCCACCGGTACCAACCTGGCGCAGCAGGGCCAGCAGACGCTGAATGGATCGAACCAGCTCAAGCTGACCGACGATCAGCAGGCGCACATGGTGCAGCAACTCGGCACCCTGCTGGGCAAGAAGGATCTGACGTACGCCGATGCGGTGCAGACGGCGGCTGCGGCCGGCCAGATGTACGGCCTGCCGGCCGGAGTGATTCAACGGTCGATCGCGAACATGCCAATCGAGCCTGAGAAGCTGAAACCCTACATTCAGGCTCGCCTGGCGGCGCTTCAAGCCCCGGGCGCCCAGCTGGGAACCATGACGCCGAACCCGACGCTGACAACGGATGGCTCCACGAACACGTACCGCGACGTCAACCCGGTGACCAATCCGGGCATCGTTGGCACTTCGTTCGACAGCAGGCTCACCCCGGGCCAGGCTACCGGCCGCATGCCGACCGTCGGGCCGAATGGACAGCCCGGCTCGATCCCGTTCAGCGATACCGTGCCGCCGGCACTGCTGCCGCCGGCGATGCAGGGCAGCGCGCAACCGCCGGCGCCCGGGCGCTATCCGCAGCCACAGGCCGCACAGGGCGGCTTCATCCCGTCCGGCCAGGCGCCGGGCGTGGCCGAGGCGGCAACGGCGGCCGGGCAGGGCGCCGGGCAGGAGTTGCTTACCGACCAGCGCGCGAACGCGGATTCCGGCAAACGGATCAACATCCTGCAGAGCGCGTCGGCGGCACTCCAGAACGCGAAATCGGGCCAGGGCTCGCAGGGCCTCCAGACGATCAAGGGAACGCTCGTGACGCTGGGGCTCGCATCGCAGAGCCAGGCCGACGCGGTCAAGGACTATGACGAGGCGAACAAGTACCTCACGCAGTACGCACAGCAGCGCGCCGCGTCGTTTGGCCACGCCACCGATGCGCAGCTTTCTGCCGCGCTCACTGGCAACGGCAGCACGCACATCTCGAACTTGGCCGCGCAGGACGTCGTGAAGGTCAACATGGCGCTGGAGCGCATGGATCAGGCGCGTATGCAGCAGTGGTCGCAGACGGGCCTCGCGCCCGACCAGTACTCGAAATGGAAATCGCAGTTCGGCGCCGTGATGGATCCGCGCGTGTTCGTGGCTGACCAGATGGACATTAAGAAGGTCGGGGCGATGATCCAGAAGATGAACCCGAAAGAACGCGAGACCTTCAAGACGCAATACAACTGGGCCG